CCTGTGCAGGGGGTGGTTCCGGTGGGTGTTGGCGGGTTTTGTCACCATGAAACGAGTGTTTTTGTAGTTTGTTGTTGGAATTTGATGTTTGGTTGTGTTCTGTTGCCTTTGCTTCTGTTGCATGTTCGGCAAACGATTTGCCCGTTGTCGAGGGTGTTGAGTCCTCCCCTGCTGACGGGTGTGATGTGGTCGGCTTCGGGGCTGGTTGGCAGGTCGTGTGTGTCCCAGGTGATGGTGACTCCGCAGAGTGGGCAGACGGTTTGGCCTTGCTGTCGGGCTTGGGTGATGAGTCGTTGCCGCCACCGCCGGTGGGCGGAGGATGCGGTGCGGTTGGTGTGTGCCATCGCGTCCCCCGATCATCTATGGCTCCTGCGAGCCTCTCGTTACTCCTGTAACAGCCGGAAACGTGTTGGTGGTAGGAATACTCTACCGGTGCCTTGCTGTTCGATTCTGGGGGCTGTTTTGTGGCTTTGAGGGGGTGTCCTGTTTGTGCCGGGGTATTTGTTTTCTCCCCCTACCCCCTGGCATGTGAGAAAGATCACATCGCCCCCCAGCTGTGTCAAAAAAGAAGGACACGAAAGAAAAATGAGGGTGGGTGGGTGTTCGCGTTTCAAGGCTTAGCGCTTGACGCCCAGCGGTGTAGGACACAGGTCAAACAGGAACACCTTATAGGTTTTAAAGTCTTCTACATATAATATACACTTTAAGTCTTACCTAGTGTTAAGGGTGTTAGCGTGACACGCCGTACGCCTTCAGCCGAACACGCCAAGCCTGAAGGGGACACGGGCGTAAGAGTGTGGCGAGTGTGCTACCGGGAGCGTGCGACCGGTGGTACACGAGTCACACGGTGAAAGCCCATCAGCGTTGATGGTAAAGGTTTCTCTTCTCCCCTGATGAAGAAAAGAAGAGAAGAGAGAAAGAACCAAAGAGAGAAGAGAAGTAAAGAAGTTAACCCCTTAGCTCTTCTAAAACTTTTATAACTTATAAGTATTAAAGCTTATAAGCCTTTAAGTCTTAAACACTGATGTAAAGTTTACATCCTTAAGTGCTAAGCCTTTAAGGTTTTATGCTTAACTTAGGCGTTAAGGTTATATAGTTACTTTAAGACTTTAAAACTTTTATAGTAACTTAGATCCTTAAAGACTAAGCTCTTAAGGCTTTAAGTGTTTAAACCTTAGGACCGATGCTGAGCCTTGAAGGGCTCAGCGCTAAGTGTATAAGACTTAAAGGTTAACTTAGCTCTTAAAGTTTATATGTTACCTTAGGTGCTAAACTTTTAAATCTTTAAAGTTACTTTAAGTATCTAAGACTGATGCCGAGCCCTTGAGGGGCTCGGTGCTAAGCTATCAGCACCTTAGCGCTAAGCCTTAAGATCTTAAGTGTTTGGTAGACTGATGGTAAGCTAGGTCGGGAAGTGCGTCAGCACTTTCTGGCCTAGCGTCCAGCTGGCTACCTGTCCAGCCTAGCATACGCCACCTGGGATGAGTCAAACTTGACTGTTTGGCTCTATTAGCGGGTTTGAGGACTATTTTAGGTGTTTTTTGGGAGATAACAACACAACTTTCTTCCTAAGAGTTTTCTTAAATTTTCTTAGAGTCTTGTAACCTTTACAGGCGATGAAGGCTGAAACCCCTAGCCGGAACGGGTTTCACTCCTGGACAGCTGTCACACTTTACTCCTGTGTCCTTTCCGAACACGCTAGGCGCTGATGTGCTGAGGGTGTTCCCTCAGGCTTTCGAGTACTCGTCGCTGAGGCTCCTCGTACTCTCAAGCCTTCACTGATGACGTGTACTTCTTTCGGGGCTGTGTCTGATGAGCTGAGCCTACTCAGGCTGTCAGACTGATGCCGAGCCCTTGAGGGGCTCAGTACTGAGCCTTAAGTGCTAAGCGCTCAGCCTGATGGCTAAGACTCCCCCTCTTTCTTGTACCGTGTCCTACTTCCCCTTTTAGCATCCCACACTGTCCACATTGTATAGGCTTAGCTAAGCAGGATGGGGACTGATGATCTGCGTCTGGATAGCGGATCACGTATCAGTCTCCTGGAGGCGTCTAGAACCGATCAGAATATGCTGGGGGTATAAATACCTAGCCCCCACCCTGCAAGGCGCTCCTAGGCTCCGTGTGAAGGCTTTAAACGGTATTTCTGGGCTACACCCTCCACGCTAGATCAACAGAGTAGCCTCGATAGGATACACCAAGCCAGGAGGATGTGATACATCTCACACACCTGGATGATAGATCTTATGTCTCATCTTGGCACCTTGACTTACTAGATCATCTGCCACACCCGCTATCACCCATACATACCCCCGAGACGCCCTAGAAGGCCCCTAGAATCGATCAGCAGGGCCAACCCTGCATAATCCTACCCCTAGAAGATTTGAGACGCCGAGAGAGGCAATAAGAGCTTCAGTGACATCTGCCACACCCAACACTCCAGCATGAAACGCTCAATCCGGATGAGCGTAGCCTTGACTGTGGGGTAGCAGCTCGCACACTCTAGAAACCACAACAACCCCTACACCACCGAAAGGAGCACACCCATGGATGGCACACTCATCACACCATCCTTCACATCCCTCTACAGGCAGACAGAAATCGACCCCCTCAGCCTCCACGGCCTCACCGGAGACCATTCAGACGACATGGATCTGGATATGGTGCGCCGCATGTACCACGCTAAAGTACAAGAAGCCGTACGCCTCATCCGGCCACTGTGGACTGTCACCCTCGACGGCGCCGTGTACGGCGACTACGACTGGCAGCAACTCACCGAGAACGAAGCTGAGGAACTCCACGACATGATTGACGTGATCGATGTAGACGCCATCCTTGTCGCATCCACCCGATAAACCCTCAACAACGTTATAAGCAACAAAAAGGACATCATCATGCAGAAGATCGCCGACCACTTCACCCAGCTCTACACTCCCGCCAGCTACGACTGCCCCACACCCTTCGACCTGACACGCCTCGAAAACCTCTCCTGCGACCACATGGATTTTGAGGGCCTCGCCGAAGCCTACCGGCAATGCGTAGAAGCCGAACTCCACAAGCTACGCCCCCACACCTTCATCGCATCCGACGGCACAGTGTTCAGCCACGACGCGTGGAAGCCACTCACCAGCGGAGAGGCCACGCAACTCTACTGGAATGTGAGCCGCATCAACGTAGGCCACCTCCTCACCCTCTGCGCCCGATAAAACACCTAGCCACACAAGGATCGCTCACACAAACTGAGCGACACCTTGACAGGGGTAGTCCAGTCTGGAAATATTAACCATGTCAGCAACGAACAACACCCCGGAAAGGGGACAACAGTCATGAATAAGAAAAAAGGCTACACCATCGCAGGCATCACAGCCGCCATCATCGCCGCAGCCTCATTCATGCCAGCCCCAGACGACAATCCGCCACTCGCATCACAGCCCGCCCCACAGGCCACCACAGCCAACACCACATGGACACCTGATACCGCCCAGCAGCGCAAAGCCGAAAAGAAAGCACGGCAGGCAGCCGCCACCCGATCCCTACAAGCCGAACAGGCCAAAGCCCACAAGCAAGCCCAAGCAAGGGGTGAAGAAACCGCAACCGGACTCACCATGATCACCGCGGCACACACCTGCAACCGCAAAGCCGAACAACAGGCCGCAGCACACGGTGTCAACTGGAACGGCAACCCCGACATCGACCTCCAACTCCACAAAATTATTGGTAAAGACACATTCAGCATCGTCTACGGAGCCACCATGAAACAGCCCGGCGCATCCAAACTCCCAGTCACCGTCCACTGCCTCGTCACCGGAACAGAAGAACACCCCAACGTCACCGACCTCAACATCAACCCGCAACAGTAACCCGCCAAGGAGCATCCCCCGCCATGCCTCTCCTATCCCACTACGCCGTCACCACCGGACTAGCCGACACAGCACACATTATTCACCACACCGGCGGCACACTACGCACAGCCACCGACATCGCCTCCCGCATCAACACCCTCAACCCAGACATTGATCTCGACCACCAAATCAACCAACTGTTATCTATCGAAACCGACCTGTACAACATTTATAAAACCATCAACACCATTCTTCAGGAGCAAGCATGAACACACCCAACAGTATCGAGTTGCACAGCTACGAAACGTTCTTCACCAGCCTCGCCTGGATCCAAGGCGGCATCATCACATGGATGTACGCAACCGGCACCACACACAAGGCAGCCCTCGCCATCACAGCCGCATGCGCCCTCGCCACCCTCCTGGGTGCATCAACACTCACCTACCAGCCCAAAGACCACAAATGATCACAACACCCATCCTGATCGCTGAAACCCTCGCCATCATTATCCTCGCCGTAGCCCTAGCCCACGACAACAACCAGTAACCCACACTTAAGGAGCACACACCCCATGGATGAGCCCACCCGCATGTACACCGACCCCGACACCGGTGCCCGAAAAGAATTGAAACTCTGCAGGCTCTCCCTCATCGACCCCGCATCCCTTCACGCCCTCGGTGAAGTAGCCGGATATGGTGCCACTAAATACGGCGACAACAACTGGACTGGAGGATACCCGTGGAGCCACAGCCTCGACGCCCTCTACCGGCATCTACTATCATGGCAGCAAGGAAACAACCTCGATTATGAATCCGGGCTACCACACTTGGCACACGCAGCATGGCACTGCCTAGCACTCCTCGCATATCAGCAACACAACGCCGGGGTAGACACCCGCAACCCATGGAACAAAAGCGACAAGTAATGCCTCTAGCACAACACCCCAAAACCATCAACCATCCAGGCCACATCTCCTACAGTTCACTCTCTCAGTGGGCCGAATGCGGAGAAAAATGGCGCCTATCCCACGGCTACCATGCCCAACACCACACCTGGTACGCCACCATCGCCGGAAGCGCCATACACCACATCACTGAACAGTACGACCTACACCTGTATGATCCCGCCGAATACCCTGCACTGCCAGACAAACTCGCATCCTTCAAAAACATTTTCGCCACACAAGTAGCCCTCGCCGAATCGGAGGGTATGGAGATTAAGCCCTCCGGCCGAGTGTGCAAAAACATGTGCGAGTCGGGTGGCCCACACAAGAAAGACTACGACTGGTGGATGGTTTACGGCCAAATCTTTGTTGACCGGTGGAAACACTGGCGAAACAGTCACCCAGAATATGTTATCGCTGTTATTGACAGCCAACCCGGCATCGAATACCCGGTAGAAACCATCCTCGACGATGACACAAAAATAGTCGGATATATTGACCGCATCTTCACCGACACCGACACCGGCGAAACCTTCATCCTCGACCTCAAAACCGGCCGTCTACCAGCCGACAGCATGCAGCTGCACACATACAGGTACATGCTCGAACAACACGACATCCATGTCACGAAAGGCATGTTTTGGACACCCGCCAGCAGCCGCAACGACGACAAGTCCCCGACACAAGGCACCGCAACCGAACTATACGACCTTGACAACAACACCTACCGGCATGTATCATCCATGTACAGTCAAGCAATGAAAGGAATCAGCCAAGGCATCTTCGTACCCCATGTCACAACACTCTGCAAAGGATGCCCCGTGCGAGACGCCTGCTGGGCCGTCAACGGCAAAAACTCGTACAGATATCCGATAGAATCCACCGTACAGCCACCCCAAACAGACAATAAAGAAAAGGAAAACAAGTGACAGACGAGCACGCCACAGACAATGATCGCCTAACTATCACACTCAAATATGGTGGCGACTACGCTGCACCGTGGACAGTCATCCGAGGAGACACAGCAGAGCAGGCAAAACAGGCCATCATCGATCTGTTGGGAGGATTGAAAGACGAAACAGTCTCCAAAGACTGGGATTTAGCCACCTTGGTAGCCAGCGCATCAATCATCCTCCAAGACCGATACAACCAGGCAGCCAAAAACTACGTAAACAACATCGCATCCAAAGAAAACGATATCATCATCAACAAAATCAACAACGCAACAAGCAAATCACAGCTAGCAGACCTTTTAAAACAGTACAAGAAGATCATCACCAGTAACAGTGACGTGTCAGAGGCTTTCCGTACCAAACGAAACAGCCTCGCCCGATAAAACAGACACAACAGTAAAAGGAAAATCAAGTTATGGGACTCGCAAACTACCGCAACAACAGCAACAGCACCTTCTTCAACCCCTCCCGAAACCAGGATGCCACCGCCATCGCCTTCAAAATCCGCGACGTAGAACACAACACCGAAGGCTACGGCGGACAAACCGCCGACCGTATTTACGCTGATGTGACCATCTTCCACACCCTCGACGACCTCAACAACGGCACCCCAGAAACCATCCCCAACGCTATTATCGAGAAAGCGCGAGGCAACAACGACCGCCCACACTCTATGATCCGCGATCTAGAGGCATACCTTGGCGAGGAGCAGGCCTTCAAACTCGCCACCGTACGCACTAAAAACGGCTTCAACGCGGTCGTACTCAAACCACTCGACGACGCCATCTACGATAAGGTTGCCGAATACGTAGACAAGCGCGATAACGGCCAGCTAGACGACACCACAGCCTCAACTGATGCTGATATCGACATCGACTCCATCTGACCACCAATACACATCCAGCCGATAGATAGATAAGGTCCCGATGCTCTCTCTCCAACGATCCTTCGAGAGAGCCTCCCAAACCGCCGCCGAACTGCCCCGCATACCCCAGCTAGAACCCCTCTACCGCAACCTGGACATGCACATCCACAAAGGGGATCTCGTCATGATCGCGGGGCGGTCCGGCAGCCAAAAATCCGGGCTAGCCATGTTCATCACAGCGATGCTCAACCAGCCCGCCCTCTACATATCAGGGGACATGACACCCTGGGAGGCCTCCACACGAATCATCTCCCTCAACACACAACACACCACCACACAGATACAACAAAACATCGACAACTACGGGCCAGAATACTATCGAGACAGCATCCACCACGGCCAACACATCACATTCTCATTCCAGTCACCCATCACATGGACAGACATCACCATGGAATTACAAGCCTACATGGAAATGTGGAACACCTTCCCGCCCATCATTGTTATCGACAACCTGATGGACATCCAAGACTGCGAATCCGACTACCAGGCACAGCAAGAAGCCATGCAATGGATCACAGCATTGGGCAGAGATACGGGCTCCACCATTATTGTCACACACCACGCAACCGACAAAACCGGCTCCGACATCGAACACCCGCCAGCACGCAGGGAAATCAAAAACGGCCTCTCCGAAAAACCACAACTCATCCTCGGAGTCTCATTGTATGGTGGCGAAGACAACGGCAACGGGCTCACGATACCGGCAGAGGCACGCATCGCCGTACTGAAACAGCGCACCGGTAAATCCAGCCCCGACGGAACCCGATACGAAAGACTGCGAGCCTACCCCGAATACACATTCTTTGGGCCACTCGCCGAAAAACAGCCCTGGAACATGACCACAGCACACAAAGGACTCTAAAAACTATGGCTACACAGCAGGCACGCAACCGGCGGGCCGGCGCCGAATGGGAAACACGACTCCTACACCAGCTACGCGATATCGGATACGACATAGAACGCCTTCACCTCAACGGCCGCGAAGACGAAGGCGACCTCATCCTCACAACCGGCAATCACACATATGTGATAGAAGCAAAAGCTGGCCAGCAGCATTTAGCCCAATTCGTCAAAGAAGCCACCACCGAGGCACGTAACTACGAAACACACCGAAACAAAACCAGCCAGTCCACTATCGGACTCGTAGTGATGAAACAGCGCAACAAGCCATGGAGTGAAGCCTATGTGGTATCAACCCTCAACGAGCTCCTCCCACACCTCTGACACCTGCCGCCTCCTCGACACCTACCGGATACGCTACAATCCGTCACGAAACGAGCAGCACATCCTCTGCCCACTCCACGACGACCACCAGCCCTCCATGAGCATCAACCTCGCAAAAGGAGTCTGGTACTGCCACACATGCGGTGTCGGAGGAGGCCTCGCCAAGCTGCAACAACTATTGGAAGAAGAAAACCCGAATGTACGACAGCATACGCCCATACAACATTGCGGAACGCCGCCGAATCCAGAAAGCCTCGGCCCGCTACGAAACCCACCTCGAAAACATTCTCGACCTGCTCTCGGCAAGAGGCGTCAGCGAAGAAACAGCCCGCTACCACCACCTTGGATACATCGACAATGACCCCATACCCGGCCACGAAGACTACAACCAGTGCATCACCATCCCATACATGTACCCCGTTTGGGGGCGGCCAGCCGAGATACGAAAAATGCGTTTCCGCTGCTCACTCCCACACGACTGCAAAACCCACAATCACCCCAAATATTTGACCCCGGCCGGGGACACAGGCTCCATCTACAACATGGCCGCCATAGCCAACCCGCAAACCGACATGCATATTTGCGAAGGCGAATTCGACTCCATGATCCTCGAACAATGCGGATGGCCCGCCGTCGCCATACCCGGAGCAACCTCATGGCAAAACTTTTGGACCAAATTCTTCGAAGGCTACGACCACATCTACATCTGGTCCGACCCCGACCCGGCAGGCCACCAGATGGCAAAAACACTCGCCCAAGCACTACCGCAAGCCGTACACGTGCCCCTCACAGTTGGGGATGTCACAGACACCTACCTTCAGGCCGGCAAAACAGGGTTGACACAAGCACTAGACACTGTGCTACAATAAAACCAGACAAAACAACCACAACACGGAAAGGTACACTAAAACATCATGGATCCCCTCGACACGTGCCCCATCCCCGGCCGCCGCGACACCTCTAAGGCCGCCAGGAGGCGCATCCGCCTCGCCATAATCGCCGAAAAATGGGCAGAAGGTGAAGACCCCACCTATATCATGCACACCTGGGGCACCACCTATGATGGGATGCGATCCATGATCCGCGCCAACCCCGACATTAAACTACCCGACGACATGGCCAAACGTTTGCACAAAGTATGCCGGGAAGCCTACCCTAAAAACCAGCCCAACAGGCACCGAAGCGGATGGGGCCAGTACGAGAAGGAATACTACACCGAAGAAATACTCTTCCTGAACTCGTTTAATGTGCCAGCCATGGACATGCTCCGCAGACTCGACGTCTCCTGGAAAATGTGGAAACACATCATCACCGAAAACCATCTCACACGGCTCCAAAACGAAACCTACAATGCGTGCCGCTGGCACTATCTGAAACAGCAGCACCCCGACTGGACCGACCAGGACATCACACAGGCACAACATGCTGGAGACGGCTCCTTCAACCAGTTCCTGCAAGACGAGCCGGTACTATCGTGAGCATCACCTTCAAACCCACCACCAAAAATCGGCAAGCCATCCGCGACATCATCGCCCAAGAAACACTAAACAGCGACACAGATGTTACAGACGACACACTCAACAACATTATCGAATACTGCTGGAACACCTTCACAGAAAACAACCATTACGCCGTCGCGGCACAATACTGGCGAGGCCAAAACCCGCCCGACCAGCAGCACCAGCGCATACTAGTCGGCTACTACAAAACCATAAAACAGGCAGAAAACGCCGCCAAACAATTCCACTGGAACACACGGCTACAACAACAATGGAAAACATGGATACTACCCGTACACAACGGCACCGTATCCGAACACTTCACCAACCAGAAAACACTCTTCGACACACAAACCAGCAACCAGGATGACAGTGTACTGCCCGAGCACTTGCGTGACGTCATGTGCGGCAAAACACTCAACCACACAGACGGCACCATCACATGGTGCACCCGCAAACCAGGACACGACGGCGACTGCCGCACCGGATGGCAGCCCACCACACAACCCCTAGGATATCATGGCAACAAAAACTGAAACCCTCATCCAACGATACGGCACCAAAGCAGCTGATGTACTCGCCGACAAAACCATCCCAGCATCCTGGCTAGCAAAACAACTCACCCAGGCCGGATACCCCATCTCCGCAACCGTCATCAAAGATTACCGCCGCAAACAAGCCAACACCACCCAGACAACAGAAGAGGAAAACCAGTGATAGACAATATAGACCGGCTACTCACACAGCTAGCCAACCACGACAGCGAAGCAGACACCATCTGCGATGATCTCGCAAACGGCACCGTACGCCGCACACGCATCTCCGAATGGACACTCCCCAACGGAGAAACAGGCCGATCTGTACAAAAAATTATTGACCACCAACCCGCAACAAACCCCTACCCTATCGACGAGCTCGTCGATAAGCTAGCCGAATGGACACCCCCAAAACCAGCCGACAACTCCCACACCGACTACAGCACTGCGGCCTTCGTCATCGGGGCAGGAGACTTCCAAATCGGCAAAGGCATCCCCGGCGGAGAAACAGCACACTTCGCCGACGACTATTTACACTCCCTCATAGTCGCAAAACACTACTGGCAACAGGCAGGTAAACCGCAACGGGTACACATCGCATTCCTCGGCGACATGATCGAAGGATACGTGTCACAAGGAGGCAACAACGCCTGGCGAACACAAACACCCTTGACGGAACAAATCAGGCTCACCCGCATGGCCATGATGCAACTCGTCCACATGTTCGACCACTGCGCCAACGTCACCATCACATCCATCCCCGGCAACCACGGTGAAGCCGTGCGCTTCGGTAAAGGCGTCACCACCTACGATGACTCCTTCGACGTGGACTGCTGCCGCGCCATCGCCGAAGCGTACCAGCTCAACAACCAATACCCCAACCTACACTTCCACTTCCCCAGCCGAGACGAAATGACCACCACCGTTGATGTGGCCGGCACACAAATCCTGCACGCCCACGGGCACCAATGGAAAACCGGCAAACACTACGAATGGTGGCGCGGCCAAGAATTCCACAACGGCACCGTATCTAATATTCTCATGGCAGGCCACCGGCACCACCTAGAAATCTCCGAGCAAGGACAACGCACCTTCATCCAATGCCCATCCATGGAAGGAGAATCCACATGGTTCCGGCACCGCACAGGCACCACCGGCCACCCCGGACTAGTGTGCTACACTATCAACAACAAAACACCAAACAACTACCAGATAGCCAGGTAATAGTGCCATGAGCAGACGACCAACAAAAGCAGACCTGGCCACCACCGCATCGTGGGTGTGGGCCACAGACCATCATCTTCGCACGCTCAACCGGGCATGCACCAAAATAGCCGGACACTACCCCGCAATCAGTGCAGACGACCTGTACCAAGACTCCCTACTATATATTGCGGTGCGAGAACAATACCACAACCTAGACAACAAACACTACACCAAAACGTGCTACAGGGTAGCCAAACGGCTAGCCAACAAAACCACACAACACCTAGACCAACCGAAACCTTTATCCGATATTATTCATCTAGCCGACAACCAAACCAGCAACTGAAAGGAGAACCCCTCATGGTTACCACAATCCTCGACGACGGAACCCAAACCACCAGGCTACAAACAGTAGGCTCCACCACCACCGCCATCATCACCAACACTGAAACACCCGAAACCATCACCGCCAAATACACCATCGCGAAAGACGGCACAGCCACCTACAGTATCAGCGGCAACACCTACCTCGGCGACCACCAACACATTATCAAACTCATGTACGACTACTGCCACTGTGTGGGACGATTCAACACCACCACCAGCAACCCAGACAACCTCGACAACCTATTCAGGGGATGACACATGAACCGAACCTACACCACCGCCGACATTATTCAAGCCGCGCAATGGATCTGGAACGGCGGACCATGGAAACCCAGTGTGGAACCGGGCATGCCCCCGCCACCAACCGCGCCACAGCATCACGGCAACAACATTGTCACCATGATCGATTTGCAGCTCGCCATCGACGACTACACCCTCACCTGTGAACCCTCCAAACAGCGGAAACATTTGGCACGATTGGCAGCATTCCGTGAAGTATATGGTTACGATCAAACCTATTCGGTGGCGGCACAGCGACTCGGGGTGACAAGACAAACAGTGAAACAGTGGGCAGACCAAACACTCATCACCCTAACAGGCTACGCAAACAGTAGATACTATCCAGACGGCAACGACGACAGCACAGGGATGGGATAAAACCATGAACAACACAACCAATACCCCCTACACTGCCCTCAAAACAGTAGTACACCGAATCATCCAACAACAGCCCACCAACATGCAACAGTTGGAAAACATTGTTGACAGTGTCGAAAACCAGTACCGTGTACCCATCTCCCTCGATGACGTGAACCTTACCGTTAAAGAAGTCAGCCTCGACGATCTCATACTGGATCAGGACACGCTAGACGAGTGCAGCGAAATTTTGTGGTACTGCGACAGTGCAGGATATCCCACAAACAACAGCAAGAATAGTGGCATTCCAGACGACACATCGGCAAGCCCGGAAGCACTAGACTGGCTCGCAGGAATCGCCTACCAGGCCAAACTACTGCAATCAGCCGCCGACGATATCATGTGGTCTATCACCTGCCACCGCGACAACCACAAAAATGTTATCGGCCAGAACGTTCTAGACCAGGCCGACGAAACCATCTTCGCCTGCCTCCGCCTGTATCAGCTGCTCGAAGCAACCATCAACAACAACGAATCATAGCCACACCGCATATACAGAAATAGTGCCCCAGCAGCAACCACCACACGATCGTGGCAGCACCGCTGGGGCACACACATATATATTCACCTGTCACACAACAGTGGCAGACTCCACAACACTAACATCCGACTCGGCGGCACGCCTCGGCACATAGCCGGCAACATCAGCATCATCCATCGGCTCAATCATGCCAGGATCCGACACATCAACCACGTGCGGCTCAACCATGCCCCCATCATCCGGTGGAACAAGCCCAGCATCCACAACAGGCGCCGTTTTCGGCTTGCCGGCCACAAACGACGGGCTACCAAACGATGTAGCAACCGACAACACCGCAGCAACCGTGGCCGTAATCAGGGCAGACTCCCACGGCAAACCCCGAAACGACTCCGCAGTATACGTGACACCCGCCGTCACACCAAGCACAGCAACAAACGTTTGCACAAAAGTCTTAGCCGCCCGCTCCAGTAAACCTAACCAAAACTGTTTACCCACAACAGATCACCATCACTTCTTCAACCGGGCCACATCCGCCTCAAGCCTGTCAATGCGGCTACGACACTCCAGCACGTAATACCAGACACTCCACAAAGCGTCTTTTGTGCGCCACAGCTTCCCCGTCACCGGATTCTTCACCCACGACAGGGCATCAACACGTTTACCCAAATCACCATTCTGTACCTGAACCACACCAACATCATGGTGCAGCTTATTCACCGAACCAGTAAGCTGAGCAGACAATTGTTTAATCTGATCATGCAAGGCTTTCACATCAGCCACAGTTAACTCCCCACTCTCATTGTGACCGTTGACTACGGCCATAAACCTGTCCCACGGAAACCACGGCCCCGGATCGTCATGATCCGACTGATGCCACGCATCCGTAACATCCACATGCCCGCACACACCCCGCCTGCCAGCCTTCAAATCGGCTGCACTAAGCTTCCTTTTCGGAACATTATATTTGTCACACAAACGTCTACACAGGATGGCGGCACGCTCAACCGCAGGCCACACCCTAGGATCCAGCCACTGCTCACGAGTGTAAGCATGCCCCGGCACACGGAACGAGGCATGCGAACCCCCATCCGCGCAAATCTCTATACCCAAACTATGCGGATTCGGCGGGGCATGCCAACCAATCGTAGACTCACTCAAACATTGCACCGTCTCACTAATATCGCACACATAATGCGCCGAACCACCAGACGATGGGGAAGCAAAATAGTTTGCCGTGGACACCGCCCGCCCTTTACGCGAAGCGGACGGAAACCCCACATCCGGGCATGTCGCATGAATCACAACCCTATTCACCGGACTATTCGAACCGGCCGAGTGATGCGCCGCAGGAATAAACCTCACCACACACCACCACCAAACACTACCATCACAGCCACTCCTTTCTATTTGTGGGATGATATAGTCACTATAGGCGACGGTTTCACACCCTGGCAGGCCGCCGAACCCGACACGGTAGAAACCACACCGTCACTATATTTCACAACCAGGCTGCCCCCGGAACAGTACACGGACACAACAGAACGGCCATCCTTACCATCTTTACCATCGGATCCGTTCGCACCGGCGGGGCCGCGCTCACCGGCCGAACCATCCCGACCATCAGCGCCGTCAACACCGTTTACACCGTCAGCACCTGCACGACCTAGAACACCATCATGGCCATCCGAACCGTTCGCACCAGGCAACCCGTCAGGACCTTTCACACCATTCAAACCGGGAGAACCCTGCAGACCGACAGGGCCAACCAGCCCAGCCGAACCATTAACACCATCCCTGCCGTCAACACCTGCCGGGCCTTGCGGGCCGCGCTCACCGGCAGGACCCGGCACACCCTGCACACTCCGCTCAACACGCTGAGCATCCACACACAAACCAGACTGGTGAAGCCGCACCGACTCCTGGCCGCCAGAGGCACACACCCGCCTCACACGGCTGGCCAACCCTTTAGCCGCTGTACCATTCGACTGGGCCCTCGCCTGCTCCGAATCCCGCTCAGAAGATACAGTCCCGAAACGCAAAGCACCCCCGGCAACCACCGCCAACAACACAAGCGACAAAAACAGCAACACCAGTGAAACCTTCTCAAAATTGCGGCGCTGCCGCTTCTCCTCCTCCAACTCCCTCACAATTCACCCCCCCACCACCATCAACAGTATCCTTCAAAAACTCGGGCAAATCAGGCATTTTTATAGGCTCAACATTCTCAGGCAAATTCGCGTTATAGCGATGAACAATATGGCGAATATTCCATGTGTATTCTTCCATCGCATCAACCTGCGCAGACAACCGCCTAAGCCTCTTCTTCGACCTGTAAGTAACCGCCTGAATCGAACCAAGGACAGTAGCGATAGCGGTACAAATAGAGGCTACGAGTGTGGGTGTAAGCCATGACACTACAGCCCCCTACCACTACAACCACCACAACATATCCCATACACACAAGCCGCGCATTACACGCCGACAGCAATCCAGTTAGCTATCGCGGGCACATTAGAAGGCTTCGAACCATCATTCGTGATAAACGCTAAACCAAAATCCTTATTAGTAATATTGTAGGCTTTCACATCAATCTGTGCCGTACCCCCAGCCGCCGTAGCCATAGACGCCACAACAACAGGCGCACTACCGAAGGGACGATCAAACGGGATCGTGTAAGCATACACAGCAGACCCGCCAAACATGATCGACTTCGAACCCGTCTCAATCCTCGGAGACAGTAGCATCCACTCGTTAGCATGATTAGCCCACACAGCCCCCGAAGGAACCATCACACGGTCACCCTCCACAGGGGTAGGATCACACGCAGCAGACTCCCCAAACGCAACCCTAGCCGCCACAGCACGCCTATCCAACTGCTGCTGCAACCCGTTAGACGACACCACCAAAGTCGCCAGTAGCTGCTGATGGTACACGCCAGGCTCGGCACGCAACACATCACTGGCACGCTCCGCACGCCCCCCAGGAACAATCTCCAACTTGGCCGTGTTCTGCTCCCAATCCCGAGACAACACCACATAGTCATAACGGGTCTCACCAGGACCAGGCAGCTGCCCCGTCACCGTCTCAACACTATTCGACGTGCACATCACCCCATGAGCCCAAGCCTGCCCCGGCAGGACCTCACACAACACCGTGGCACCCTGAACAGTAGTGCTGACACGAAAATCGTCCGGGCCCTTAACCGACGGCATATTACCCATCAGACCAGACATTTGAGCCCAATCATACTCGGTCAACATACCATCAAACCCTTTACACACAATACCCACAACAAACCCCAATCACTTACTAAAACTTTTGCAAATCCCGCACACCCGCAGCCAAACCAGCCACACGGCGAGCCAACAGGGCCGACGGATTATCCTCATAATCCCCAGCAACAGGTGTCACCTTCGTCCAACCATCACCAGGCGAATCACACTCCACATCAATCTGCCGCACAATCTCCGCAATAGGCCCCGAGCCCACATCCACATAAATCAAATCCCCAGGCATCAGATTGCCTGGCCCAAACCGCAACACATCCGACTCAGCCAACTCGATCTTAAACCCCGACGTCGCCCCCAACTCGGACAACACCTGCTCAGCCTCATCGTAAAGAGACACATGCTCCGAATCCGTGTTACGGGCATCCTTAAACACCTCGACACGATCAAACCAGTCATCCTCGGCCATCGAATCAACATCCTCGCAAAACAGCCGATCCTTGCCCTCGCCGCGGCCACCAACCACCACAGATGTCGCCTTCGGGGCGTCACGCACATACTCCCACGACACAATCGAACCAGACTCGGCAGTCAACACATGCTTACGCGTCACGGCAGGCACGCAATCAAACAGCAAACCACGCTGATCAAACTTAGCATTCTCAAACTGGTTCACCGTGACAGTCATCCGAGCCCACGACAACACCGGCAACAACTTATCGGCAAACACGTGGAACCGCACCTGAAAATCCTTAATATAGCGGCCACGACTCTCATCATCGGTCATAAACAAACCAGGCGGAAAACGCCAAGCATTATCCCCCAACACCTGCTTAGCCACCGACTCAGCCGCACCCGAATAGTGGGCATAATCCCTGTCGGCACGCCACTCCATACCAACCATACCGGGGCGATAATTCACAGGCCACATCAGCATACGCCACAACAGGCGGATATCATCCTCACACGTGATAGTCACCCGCGAAGAACGCCACGGACCCACACCATGAACCTTACGCACAGGCCCAGAAAAAATCTGGCCACCACCATAATCAACAACCAGCCGTGCACCCGGCCTAGTCAACCCGTCAAGCCTGGAATGATCCCCAGACACCACCAACTCCAACGTCGACAAACCATTCCACTTCAACGACAACTTCAACGACTCAAAAAAATTGATAGGCGCCACACGACGATAATCCGGCGTAAACAACGTTACATGCGGAACAAGACCAGCCATCAACTATTCACCAAGCCCTCAAAAACCTGTACTGCACCGACACAACAATGGCACCCAAACCAACCATCTCAATATTCACACTCTTAGAACCGCCAGGCGGGATAGGCGCAAACTCCCACTCCTTCAAACGATCCATCACATCCTCAAACCCGTTCAACAACGCAGACTGTTTACGAGGATCCGTATCAATAGTGATCCAATCAAACTCCTCGACAGGATAATCCGAAGACACACGCAAACCATCAATCTGCACAGACCACGACTCCAAAGGCCCCTCAACACGAATCACAGGCCACGCAGGCACATCACCCTTATTCGACAAATTATCCCAGCCAGAACCAACACCAGGCGTCAACACCACCGGAAACGCCGTGCCATCCTTGCCGACAGGGCCGCCACCCAACCAATCCTGCAACTTCGCGTTACTAAAACGAAACTTTTGCTCATCCCCATACCAAAACGGGTCATAAGCTGTCAAATGCAACAGATAGCGCGCATAGCCACGATTAACCGGATCCACCGTAAACGTGTCATCCACCGAATCAAACCGGCACCGCAGCACACGCTCACGGCCGGCAGGAGTCTTCACCGACAACTCCCCCACCTCGCCAGGAGGAAAAGCAGACCACAACGCGTCATACGCCTTCAAAAAACCGTCACGAAACCCGCCCACCGGATCCGGGTCAACACCCGACACCAACACCGGTAATGTCACCTCGCGAGGCTTCACATTAAACCCGCGCCACTCCGAGCCATGCACACCAACATGTGTTTGAGAAAAATGCTCCACCTCGGGAACACCCAAACCGCGCAACGAATCATTCAACAACATGACAGGAGACGCACCCGTGTAATCCGTCAAATAAAGCACACGCTCGTCGCCAAACAGCGGATCCATAAACCATGTCACAGTCAAACCAGAACGATCAGACGGGTCAGGAATAAACATGCACAACACCCCCAATCACACGTAAGCCAACGCGTTCAAAGCGTCACGCTGCTGCCGCTCAATCCGTTTCGCAAACTCGTTAGGATCACCATAAGTAGGCCCATTCACATTCACCACAACACTCTTATCATTCATACGCTGATACCTGCCATACGGGGTAAACGAGCCCACCGACGATCGCACACCAAACCGGGCATCAACCGCATCAGGCAGCCGTCCCGCCATATCAGACATCGCATCCAACGCCAAACCGGCATTCCCGGTGATCCCCTCAGCCAAACCGGCAACAACCTGCCGGCCAACCTGGTCACGAAACACCCGAGACGGGGAATGAATACCCAACACCGACTTAGCCGCATTAGCAACCTGAGAACCCATATTACGCACCGTATCCAACAGACCACTCATAGCATTCCGGATACCATTACCCAAACCAGACACCACATCACGGCCAGCCGACACCAACAAAGACCCCATATTACCAAGCGCACGCCGAATATTGCCAGGCAAATTCCGGAAAAAACCCAGCACACCATGCACACCACTAGACACAGCAGAGCCCATAGCATGCATAGCAGAAGAAGCCGCACTCCGGGCACCATTAAACCCGCGCACAGCACCACTACGAACCCTAGACGCCATCGACCCGAAAAACCCGCCAACAGCAGACGCCACCGAAGACACAACACTCCGGATAGCATTCATCGCAGAAGAAACAGCACCACGAGCCGCGTTAAAACCAGACCTCACATGGCTAGCCACTGAAGAACCCAGCCGGGCAAAAAACCCCACAACAGCGTTCACACCGCCAGAAATCACCGACTTGAAACCGTTAATAAACGCAGACGTAAACGCTCTAATATGATTCCAGCCATTCAAGATGGCCGTACCCATAGACCTCACGCCAGACACTAAATGATTCACAACCCATGAGATGACACGGGTGACAGTCCCAATAATGCGGGCTTCAGCAGACACAATAGCCCCAAGAATACGTGCAACAAACCCGATCACAGCTGTCACAATTGGCATCACAACCGGAATAATGCGGGCCACCACCTGTAGCACGGCACCAACAACCTGCACCACCACACGCATAATCGACATGATGACTGGTATCAACGACCGGATAAGGCCGATGATAGGCGGCAGAACAGACATGACCGCACCCAAAATCTGCTGAATCACAGGCATCAAAACCGGCACCAGCTGCGACACAACACCCAAAATCTGCTGAATCACAGGCATCAAAACCGGCACCAGCTGCGACACAACACCAACAATCTGCTGAATCACAGGCATCAAAACCGGCACCAGCTGCGACACAACACCAACAATCTGCTGAATCACAGCAACAACAGCCTGCAACACCGGCATCAACGCCGGCAACAACATTGCAGCAACCTGTGTCACCGCACCAATAATCTGGGTGATAACAGGAACCAGCCGGGCGACAAGCATACTAATCACAGGCATAAGCTGTGCAGCCAGCCCGGCAACCATACCGATAATCTGGCCGAATACTGGCGCCAACTGTGCCACAACCCCGGCAACCAAACCCAACAGCGGCTGTACAGCTGCCATGATCTGCCCCAGGGCTTGACCAACCACACCCACAAGCTGCATAACCGCGCCACGGAACTGGGCGTTCGTGGCAAACATTGCCGCAAATAAGCCGATCACAATCCCGACAGGGCCACCCAGGGCGCGAAACACCCCGCCAAGCCCGCCAGCGGCACCCTTCAAAGCACCAAACGACGGCAGTAGATTCTTCAACGACACCGCCAGCGGGGCAAACCCTGCAACAAGCTTCCCCACACCGGCAGCCACAATACCAAACACCGCTGTGCCACCCGCAAACATGGCACCCAAATTCACTTTAGGGACCGGCAAATGCAACCTTGCAAAAATTCCCTTCAACTGCTCCGCCTTGGCGCGCATCTGTGCATTCATTCTCGTGATCATAGCCGGCATACGATTAATCCACGCCAAAATAGACGGCATCATACGCTGAATACCAGCATCGACGGCAGCAAACATCGGCTTCACAGAATCCGTCACCGACTTGATAACCGGATTCAACGCAACAAAAATCTGCCGCAGGCCGTTCAGAAACGGCGCCATAGCCGTAGCACCAAGATAGCCCAAAGCGCCCTTAACATTCTTCATAGCGCCCTCAAACGTCTTACCAGACGCCTGCGCAGCACCACCCATGCCAAGCTTCATCGCAGCCGCAAACGTGGCAAAATCAATCTGCCCCTTCGACACCATCTGCGACACCTCAGCAGACGTCTTACCAGTCTGCCTGGCAAGCAAAGACAGCACAGGAACACCCGCCATAGTAAGCTGCAACATGTCATCGCCCTGCAACTTACCGCGAGCCATCACAGACGTAAAAATAGCGCCCGTATCCTGAAACGACTTACCCGAAATATAAGACACATCGGCGACAGTCTTCAACACATCCGTCATCTGCCCGCCAGACTTCACACCCGAAGCAGACAACGCCGCCGCAGTAGAAGCCGCATCACCCAACGCATACGACGTACCAGTCACAGCCTCAATAGCCGAATTCATAATCGAAGACGTGTCAGAAGACGTATGACCCAAACCAGTCAACTTAGCCTGAGCCTCATCAATAGCCATAGCCCTAGCAATACCGCCACCAATAGTCACATCATAAATCGACTTGAGGCCCTTCTTAGCAACATTGATAGCACCCACCATTGCGGCACCACCCAAAGCCAACTTCATACCCTTAGCAAACAAGCTACCCGAACGCTGACCCTCAGCAGGCATCACCCCAGAAAGCTGTTTACCAACATCCGCCTTCAAACCAGGCATCTTCGTATACAACGACACATACGCGGAAGCAATCTCACCAGACATACACTATTCACCCCATAATATTAATCTCGCGAGACACCCCGCCACCGGCACGAACACGCGCCAAAATATCGTCCACCTGCCCAGACGTAAACCGGGCCCTACGCTCATCCGTAGGCCTCGCCACAGGCTCCGGCTGCCCCTCACTATTAGCAGACCTGTAATGATCCAACATGTCCAACACAGCCCACTCGCACCACTCAAACGGGCGCTGCCAACCATTCAGGTGGGCCGCCAACTGGCTAGACGTGTCAGTACACAACACGCCAGCCAGCCGGACAGCCTCACCCCAACACATCTGCGGGCCACCAACACTATAAACAGAAACACCAAATTTAGTGCGAAAATCGTATTCGATGGCCCCACGATAATCATCAATCAGGCCGTGGAGCCAAACTATTCCCCCAGCGAGGCACCCTTACCGTCAGGCTTATATTCCATCCACTCACGGAAAATCTCGGCCACACGAACCATAGGAAGCCCCTCCAGGGCCTCCACCGCGTCAGCCGGGGCGGCAGCCTCCAACATAGAAAACATCACCTCAACCTGGGCGAAATCCGCAGACTCCCCCGACTGGGCAATTTTAGCGGCCCGGCGAAACACGCGGGCAGGAACAGCCTGAGCCGTCTCCTCCGCATCCGCCAACACCCAGCTACGGTCACCAATCTTCAACGTGTAACCAGTGTCACTCATCTATCAACAATCCCCTAAAATCGTGTATCAGTTCTCAGACGGCGGATTCGGATCCGGCTGAGGCTTCGGAGGAACCGGAGGAGTATCAGCTTTTAAAGCCGTCATCCACCCCCGACCAGACACAGCATTACCAGTCTTATTAATCTGGGCAGGATACGCCTTCAACGTCACACCATACCCGTACACCTCGCCATTCTTACCCTTAATCTCGTCACGATCGATAAGCTCAACCTCAGGGAAATAGTAGCGAATAACCTGATCGCCATCAACAATATCCATCAGTAAAGCGTGCACGCCAGTGGTGGCACCCGGAGAAATATCGAACGAACCCGAATCGGCTCCGGCAGTAACCTTCGACTGCCAAAACAGTTCGATAACCTCCTTCTTAGACTCAATCAGCTGGAAAGAAATCTCGATAGACGACTCCGTAGCCACAGTGCGAACAACATCCGCATTCTGCCAAGCCTTCAAATCATCCGTTTTACGCTCAGGCTTAATCTTAAACCCGTCATCCGACAGATACCCTAAAGCTGTAAGCCCGGAAGGAACCGGCTCCACACCCTTAATAGTATCACCCGCGTGCGCGTCACCAATATAAACGTCGCCAGTAACAGCAGAGCGAACATTAGACGCTTTACGTGTTGCAGCCATCATAACCCCCATTAAATATCAAACAATTACATTAAAACAAAAACAATAAGCTTATTCAGACTCCGCAGGCCTACATATCAGCTCAAAAAGCGAATACACATCAAAACGTGCACCATCAACCAGCAAATCAGGGCCAGTAGACCGCTTACAGTACACCACAGGGTCACCGTCCACACCATCAGCCAGCACAGCCTCAACACGACGCGCCAACGACATAGCACGATCCGGCATATCAGAAAACACATTCACCCGCAAAAAAACACGCTCACGCACATGCAACTGCGGGCCACCATCAAGAGCCAACCAAATCAAGTCACCGCTAAAATCCTCAGGCACCGTCCCAGTACAAGGTATATCGGACAGCCAGCCATCATCCTTGAGCACACGTTTAGCCCACTTCCTGGGATCATCGTAGACGATCACGACGCAGCCCCAATCGACCTCGCCAACGTGCCATGCTTCGCCTCAATCCTTTTACCACCCTTATAAGTGGTGCCAATCCTCGCCACAGCCTCAACACGGTGAACCTGCACCTCCGACGACAAACCATTACGGTATTGGGCCCTATCAAAAGCATTACCGCCCACATTCGCCGAAGCCGCACGCCTAACCCGCTCACCACGCTCAGCCAACATGCCCTGCACCCCAGAAGACTTCAACACCTCACGAATACCAGGCAAATTAAGCTTCACATTCACATCCTGAGCCACAACCCATCAGCCCTTCTTACGCTTCACATTGATCTGCGTACCAGCATCCCAACCGGACATGGGGTGATGCCACACGATAGGAGACCCGTCAGCCTCCCACACAACACCCCGGATACGCCACCTGCAACGATAATCAGCACCCACAACAGGGGACTTGAAAAGCATCGACCAATGCTCATAGTCAGAGTCACGCCCCGCGGCCTCATCCTCCTGCGAAACGGAAGCATAGATGGCCACGTTATGGAACACGGTTTCGACAGGCTTAGACCAATCCTCCACCTTGTCGCCAAGATCATCGACACGAACAGTCGGCTGAAGCATCACAACCGTTTCACCGTAAGGAAAACTGGTCATATCATATCTCCCACAAAGGGCCAGCGTAGCCGTTAATATTCGACCCGCACGAACAGCCGCCACCCCACACCGTGGAACACACCTCAGAATGATTCACACTACTCCTCATGGTCGGTGTGATAGTGAACGCTTTACCAGCCCCACCATCACCCTCACACAACTTCTTCAACGCGGCAATCTCAGAAGGCCACAACAAATTCGTAGGAGTATTAGACCGTGTAGTCTGAGCAAACGGGCCCGCAGACTCATACTGCACCTGACCCGAAACCCCGGTATCATTCCAGCGCAACAAAGCCCTGCGCAGAATAGCCTTAGCGGCATCCTTGTATTTGAAATCCGGTTTAGCGATACAGGGGGCGGCACTGACAGCCACAGCCTCCACATCGGCAATCATCGCCTCAAGCTTCTCTCTAGGAATATCGGCGAAAGGCTCAATATCCTCAGGCTTCAAAATGATACCCATCAACACCACCCCCTGCACACAGCATGAACATTATCGCAACAAATGAATCAGTTCTCGGCCGGCGGATTAGGCTTCGGGGCAGCCTTCTCCTTCACAACAGCAAACGAATCAAGCGACTCGATAGCCACATACAGCACAGCCTCGGCACGAACCATAACCTCATTATGGCCCTTCAGATCACGCCCAGTCTGATCCGGGTCACCATACTCGATAAGCTCGATCGGGAAGTTACGCTGGAAACCCCAATGAACACGCGAGAAATCACCAACAATAGCCTTAACACCAGAGGCAGGCGACATCTCCGGGGCGCCAGAAACAGTCGAAGAAGCACCAACATTCAGGCCGCGCCAATTATCCAAACCGGCAAACCCGGCGGCAGGATACATAGGCTGGCCGGCAAGCGGAGACCCCTTCGGATACACCTCAGTAGACAAGGCAAACGAGAACGCCGGATCCAAAGCAACACCGTTAGGAACCTGCAAACCGGCCCCAGCGATAAGGCCAACAGCCTTGACCAGATCAGTCGTAGCCGAATCCGTGGCATCAACAATATGCTTCGTCTTATCCAGCGAAGTATGCACAGCGGCAGCCGCTTTACCAGTGGCAGGATCAATACCATGGAAAGCAATCAGATCAACAGCGCGACCAATCGAAGCACCAAGAGCAGGCGAAATCAGATCCTGCAAAACACCCAGACGGTAATCAGCATCAGCCCACATAAACTCGTCCGAGACACGCTGCTGAGTCACAACCTTGATAGGCTGCGCAGTAAACGCCGAAACATCAACAGACGCGGAAGGCTTAACCTCGCCCTCACCAACAATCTTAGCGCGAGGAACACCAGAAAAAACGGCACCCTTAACAGGGCCAAAAATAGTCGGCTGCTCCGGCGAAAGCTTCGCCAAAACACCAGAATCGATAGCACGGTCACGAACCGCACCAATCATAGAACCAGGAAGCTCAAGCTTCCCTGCAGAAAGAAAATCGTCAGCCATCACAAATCATCTCCTAGAATTATTGACAAGAGCATCCACAAACGCGACACCCTCACGTCGTTTAACATCATCAACGGGGGCACTCCCCGCAAGACGGCGCACACCCGCGCCACCACTACTATGGTCGATCAAACCCTTCAAAGCCTTAGCAGACTCAACCAGTGCTTCACGATCGCTACCGTGCAAGAAAGCGATCGCATCACTGGACAAACCATACTCTGAAGCCACCTCGCGCTTCACACCCTCAAGAACAAACTCGTTGATCCGGTCTTCGAGTTCCTCATTCTTGCGGCGAAGCTCATCAATAGTAGATCCAGAATCGTCACTCGATGCACGAAGCTTCTCCAACTCGGCAAAATTACTTTTAGCACGAGACTCCCACTTACGGGCCTCCGCCTTCCAATCCGTGCCAGAAGAAGACTCCTCATTCACGGAAACATCACCGGCATGATCATCGCCGGCAGCCTGCCCATCCTTCACAACATCAACAATGTCTCCACCCTTTCCGGGCTCAACAGCATCATTGTCAACATTCTGTTCCTCAACACTCTGATCGGCCATAGCCTAACCCTACACTCCTTGCGGAAAACAACACAACATTGTTGACCCCCGTGCGGGAGACAACCCTGTGCACCGATAACCGGCGGCGCACAACCGGAAACCACATCAAATTATCTCATGCCGCCAACAGTACGCATAGCCTTCAAAATATTGCCAGGCGACTGCTGCAACCCATGATCATCAACCCACTCACGGGCCTTCTCATACGTCCTCTGATACTCGGCATCAGCCCTATTTGGTTCCCAAGGGCCAACAACCTCAACCACCGTACAACCACAATGATCATGATACTTCGAACCAAACGGACGCTTACCACCACGCTTATGACGCCGAGTATGACCAGTAGTAAGTGCCCTTTCCTTAGTCGTATAATCCGACCTCGTAGCCAACATGGCACAAAAAGCACACGGATCACCATCAGTCACCCTGCGCCACGAACTACCCTGCGCACCAGCAGACCACTCAACCGTGTCACGGCCAGCATTCATAACAGCCCGATTAACACCCGCCGCCATCGCATCAATCGTGTCATTCGCCCTATCCGGGTCACTATTCATAATCTTCATAGTCGAAAACGACCTAGCCAACGCGGCGGCAGCATCAAACTCGTCATACACAATCAAACCCGGATCCACACCATTCAACCGGCGAAAATCCGACACAAACCTGGCAGCCAACGATGCCGAACCATCATGGCCGGCACGCTCCAACTCCACACACAAACGCACATACTGCGTGTCACTCATCCGGCCGGCACGCCACAAACGACCCAGCTCGGCATAATAGCCCGCATACTTCCCAGCAAACCTGACCGCCTCACGCTGATACTCAGTCGCAGCAAGCCTCGACATAGCCCCCGAAGCCATCGCCTATCAAACCTCGTTAGTTTGACGCGATATAGCCCCAGCCAGTGCCGCCAACGGGTCAGACGACTCAGCACGATGACGCATCACAGCCTCAACCTGCACATCATCAAGCCCCAACATCTCCAACACCGTCCGAGAATCCGCAGGCAAAATACCGGCACCAACAAGCTTCGTCACAGCATCAGCCGTAGCCGCCCGGGTAGGCGTCGAAGCATCACGCCAACGCAAACCCACATCACCAAAAAAATCGGCCTCATCAACACGAGAATCCAACGCCTTGGCAGCCAGGAAACCAACCGACAGCCAGCCCTGACCAAACGACGTCTGCCTGCGTTCAGCACGCTTCACAAGCCGAGATTCCTCGGCAGCCAAAGCCTCCCCACTAGGCGGGTTAGACGTGATAAACCCGAAATAGCGTTCCGGAACAGCCGCCTCACCCGCAGTCAACTGCGCCAACAGCCGCATCTGATCCGAATACGGTGTAGGACTATTGACAGGAAACGACCCCACATTCGGAGTGTCACCATCATCATCCTTATCCACAGCCCACACAGAAGCCATCGACAGGACCCAGCCAGGCTGCGAAAACTCATCCGCGCTCACGCCAGTCACCCAACGCTGAGGATACGCATAAAAGTCACGATTCACAGACTGCCCCAACAGTGTGCGCACAGCCTCATCCGTGTAAGCCCTAATAGACCTCGTAATCTCCGAACGGCCATCAATCCTAGAAGTACGGCGACGATTCACAATAGGCACCAACGGAACCGCACCAAGACTATTCACGATACGGCCCGTCTCAACCCACTCGCGAGACCCGCGCCGCTCCACCTGAACAATCACATCAGGAAGCAACAACTCCGCCTCAACAACCTCAGGATCACACGTCTGCTGAACCACCAAACCCGCATCCAGACGAGACCCGTCAGCCGAAAACCGGCCTGTACAATTCTTGGGTGACTGCGGACGAACCGACACCGTGCCATCACCGCCAGGAATGATAGCCACAAACGACAACCCAAAAATCAGCGCATCCAAATGCACATCACACGACGCCGTAGCAAGCCGATTCGCAGCATACACACCATCCAGGCCGTAGCCGTCACCATTCGTCCAGCCCAGCCAATCCAGACGCTCCTCCAAAGCATCCACAGCTATACCAGGCCACGACACCACCGTCTGCACACGCTGCAACTCCGGAGGAATAGCCACCCCCAAATCACGCACCCGATTAGAGCCCTCATAATAGCCCTCAATACGACAATGCCACGAAGACAACCTCTTAATACGATCGTACATGCCCTCAATCAGAGCCAACTCGTCCACGTTCATACCACAGACACCCGCTTCCTACCAGACCGTTCACGCCGCTTCGCTTTCGCCATCTTCGCACCAAGATACGCCAACGACACAGCCTCCAAAGGAACCTCAGAACCATCCTTAAACGAGGAACCCCAACCCCACGCAGAACCCTTACGCTTCTGAACAGCCGACCTCACAGCAATATCCAACATGTCACGGCGAGAATCAGCACGAGGATGACTGATCACACCCGACCTGACACCCTCCAAAAACGCCTGACACGCCTCCACATACACCCCAGTATCAGCAACAACCACGCCACGACCCGGAACACCACGATCCGTCAACGCCTTCTGCAACAACACCGCACCAGACCCGGCAACCATGATCCGGTCAGTATCACCCCAACGAACCGCCAACCAGTCAGCCAACCGGCCCACACCATCAACAATCGTCCCCGACAGCCCATCAATAACCTCAACATGAACCCCAGCATCAGTCCGGCCAGCACCCGCCAAAGCAACCCGATCCCCAGAACGAGAAAACGAGACACCAAACACTTTCCCGCCAACCAGAGCCGCCTCATCCACAGCAGACTGAGCCCACTTATCCGCCGGAATCACAGACGTAGCCGACTGGCCACGATCCCACCAGCCAAGCCGCTCCCGAGCAAACCCGGCAGCAGACATCGACTCATGCTCATCGCTCACGGTCCCGAAATTCAGGCGGCGACCCAACGCCGGATTCGTGTCACCAGCCAACTTCCGCCACTGCCGCGACACATCATCCGGATCAGACTCGTCAGGAATCGAAAACTCCATCCACGCAAACCTTTTACCACCCGACAAAGCCTGACCACGCAAACGCAACACCACGCTACCGTCCGCTAGCGGCCCAGGCGGCGTGCCAAGGAAAATCTGCTGCGGATCACCAGACGGGGCAGCACTTACCGTAGGCAGCAAAGCCTCCAACTGCTCATCCGACAACTCCTGAGCCTCATCACACACCAAATCATCAACCGTAAACCCGCGAGCCGAACCCCGAGAACGGGCCACAAACTCAACCGAACCCCAACCCGGACAACCACACTTACGCTCAAACGTGGCACAATCCGGATGATGCAACACAATAGCCTCCTGACCATTCGTCGCACGAATCGACTTCACCATACGATACAAGTCAGGAAACTGCCGCTCATTCTCAAAAAACGACCTCAACCGCATAAACGCCTTACGAGCCGACTTCAACTCGTGAGCCGTATGCAAAATACGGCGACCCTGAATAGTCGCCTTAAACAACTCCACAATCTCCAAAATAGCATTCTTGCCATTCTGGCGAGGCACAAACACCCCACACACACCCGAAGCAATCCTGCCATTGCTACCGACAGCCAGCCAATCATCCAACACCTGCTGCTGCCACGGATCAGGCGTCAACCCATACGCACGACCCAACTCCCCAGCATCACCGCCAGCAGACACCGAATACGCCGCAGCCACACGGTGACGAGGAACCTGAGAACCCACAACCTGAGACATCAAGCACCCCTACGCTTCCTATACCGGTCAATCATCGCCACCGCAGAACCCCCACCACGGCCACCAGACGCCACATCAACCGAATACCGATCCAACATACCCATAAAAGCCTTCACATGAGCACGAAGCGAAGCCACCAAATCCGCGCGACCCTCACGCCACACACAATCATGAATCACCGCAGCATCCATGAGAAACAGCCACTCCTCATCAGACACAAAACCGGCACGCGGATCCTCACCCCACACCCGCCACCAACGACGCGTCTCCCCACACCAATCACGACTACCAGAAAGCTCAGGCTGCACAACACTCACCACCAACACAAAAAGTCGACAAACAGACAAATCCACAAAAGGGAGGTATTT